TACGACCTTACAAAAACGCAAAAAAACCAACCTACAAAAACGCAACGCCACTTCGATGCCCGGAATGTGAGATTTGAAAAATGGCTGTTGATCCAAAAAAACCTCAAATTTTACAGAAACTAACTATCAAACGGCGTCACGATTTTTTTCTCGGCAGCATGTACATCAAAACCGGCTTGCCGAGTTCATGAGCGTATTCAATTTCACGCCGGACGCCTTCCGATTCCGTGGTGCCGTCGATGACCAGTACCATCAGGCCGTCCAGTTTGCGAATAAACTTAAAGTCAATGTCAAGCCAATAGTCCAGATCATTGTTACACGTCAGCTCGCTAATGTGGTGACTGTGGACAATTGGTGAAAAGACCGTGTAACCAAACCCTTGCAACACATTAACTGCTTCGCAAGCAAGATTGTATCGCATTACCCTAACTGCGCGGTCGCTATGTGAGTAAGGCGAAGCGAGGTAGTAAATTTTATCGTCTGACATTTTTGTTAATCCATACAAGATCATATTCATTTTCAAAATTTTTCACGACCATAGAGTGCAATCAATACGCTCTCGGCTCTGTTGTGATCCTTTTTATATCTCAATTCGTCCCGTAGCGACGGAAAGCGTTCCATCACAAGCGTCCTACTTGCGTCTTTGCTGCATTTCAGGAGTCCAAAGTGTTTTTTCCACACCTGCGGCGTCACGTGGACGATGGGTATCTCCGCTATCGCCGCCGCCGCAAGAACGGCCATTCGGGACATACCCATCGAAAAGGCTGTCATGGCTGAATCTTTCATAGGTTGTGTTTTTTCAAGCACAACAACGGGTTGTTCCCATGACAGCACGCCGTCTTTTAACATCTCGTATAACACCAAAGCATCGACATCCTTTTCGTTGCGGCTGTTGTTTATTGCAGTCAAGACAGGCATGTCGCGGACGGTTACTCGATCGTATCGCAAAAAAGCGATTGCGCCCGATAGACCGGGGTCAACGCCGATAAAAACACGATGTGTCATGGTACATCAATCTCCTTTGCTATATGTGATTTTCTAAGGTTTGACCAGCGAAGGTCTGCCCAACCAAGGTCTGCCTTCTCGCCTTTTGTGCAATCAATCAACCATTCTTTGTGCAACTCGATAATTGCGTTGAGACCTTCTTGTGTGTATTGCATTTCACAGTCTCTTTCTTAAAACGGAATTTTATCGTCTTTGGTTTTGTTTTCTTGTTGTTTCTCGTTTTTAGTATTGACTATATCCATAATCTTGTCAGCCATCGGTTTAGCTTCGGTTTGTGGAGATTCCACATCGTAAATATCACGAACTTCGTCTGAAGTCTGCATTCCCATAGCCACTTCGGGGCAATACGCTCTACAGAAAAACGACGCCGCGCGATATTTCATCATCTGCTCCGGCATGGTTTGCCATTTGCTGCCGTTTTTGTTAAACCAGCCTTCGGCCTTCGCCATCTTGATTGTGATGCGAGTCGATTCGAGCTTTTCTCCACTATGGTCAATGGCATAAGCAACGCAACCGCGGTCGTCTCCCTCGCCGGACATCTCGTAGCGCAACGGCGTTTTGAAAAGACCGCTCTTATTAATTGAGGCAACCAAAAACGCCGCAGACCACGACGGCCTGCCGCTCACGATATAAAGATTCTGCATCACCATCATTGGCGACATGTTTAATCGCAAGGCCATATCCAGTGCAATCAAACAATTGGCGACCGCCCCCTTCTCATTGCCAGGCTTGATGCGGAACGCGTCAGGAACTAAAAGGCTTGCGGCCAGCGTTTGTGCGACGCGCTGCGCATCGCTGTAATTGGATACAGCAAAGCAACTTCCCATCGGCTGCGTCATGTCTTGTGCGTCTTGCGGTTGGTCTTTTACTGTAAGCTCAGTGCTCATTGATAACCTTTCATTATTTGGTTGTTTCGTATTAAAATTACGCACCGCGAGGGAACCGCAATACGCGCGAACCTTGTGTGTTTTTTGTGTTTGATTCAACCAATCCACAAAATACTTCGTTGTCGACAAACCGAGACAACCCCGTTGAGACGTTTTCCCAGTCTGTTTTTATCGTGTTTTTGTTCGTCTTGTAAGTCACATTCCCCAATGGCGTTTCGAGCAACTCACAATCTTTCAGTATCATGATGATCGTTGACTTGTCGATCTGTTGTAATCTTTCGAGTTCTTTAATCTGCTTTGCCCGATTGATATAATCGACAACCGTATTATCGGTCTCCGTAGTCCGCAGTGCGTGCTTTCCGGTTGTATGCTGTGGGAACTTGCGACGATAGTACGATTCCATTTCAACCGGTGTTGCATCATCTGGTGGGTTGCGCGGTACAATATGCGTTTCCCAAAACTTAACGGCCTCGTCAACCATGACGTTGTATAGTTTCTTGTTAAAAGCGAAGGAACACGATTCATGCGACACCATCTTGTCGCCGACAAAGAACCCGACGATAAAGTCCCAGTGGTCAACCTTTGCCAGCCCAGCGTACCATTGGCACTGCAAATAGTAGTGCATGGGTATCATCGGTTCGGACGCGGTAAAGTCATAGTGTTGCCTCTGTGATATATCGGCTGTTTTGATTTCAAGACCGAACGACGGTTTGTTGTAAGGATCAAATGATTGATACAACACGTCAGGCGAGCCTTTGATAAAATCATATTGACCATGAGGCAGTTGGTTTATTCCACTGACAAACACCTCTGTAAGGTCAATGTTGTTTTCGACTTCATATAAGTCACCGAGGACGCTCTCGTAAGCACGCCCGCGTTCCATTGCGGCGTTGTCTTTGACGGGCTCGGCCTCGCCGATGATCTTTTGGTACAGCCCGAATGCCGATTGCCAGGGGTTGCAACCAATGATTGATGAAATATCCGTCCCGCCGATGGGACGCAGTGTGTTTGTTGTTTGCATTATTATTTTCGTTGTTTGGTTGTTTGGTTGTTTGGTTGTTTGGTATTGCAAAAAAACGGTTCGCATTCATCTCGTGTCTGGGCTCGTGATAATGGCACCGTAAACCGAAGTAGTACAGCCCGTTGTCTAACGACGCTTAATAATCGGCGGCCTGTCTCCATTACCTGTAATACACAACCCTGTTGCGTCATTCACAGCCCTGTCAACCTCCTCACCTTCGAGAATTTCCAGCGTTTTCATGGCGTTGTCGTAGTAATCACGAACCATGTTTGCGTCGTCGTTGAGAGACAGAGCGTTGCGGGTAAATACCCAATCTTTGTAAAGCATTGTCAATAACGCCTTGACGTTGATGATGCCCTCTTGCAGTTGTGATAACGCCGTCATGACCGCACCTTTGCCCAAAACGATTCAAACTGATCTTTGATCTTTTCGACCACCGCCTGACCCAGTCCCTTGATGTTGGTTTGCCCCGATTCTAAACCGGCGACGATTTCGGCCAATCGCCCGACGCTCATCACAGGATCGTCACATTGGGTCAGTAGTTTATCCCATTGCGAATCAGTCAGGTCAAAGTGATTGCGGGCAGGCAGCGTTTTCCATTGATCGTCCGCCATCGACTCTTTGATCTCGCCTTGTTCAATCAAGTCGGGTTGCCAGTTTTCCCAGCCCTGCGACACGGTGTCAAAATAATGCCTCAATGATTTTGTCAACTCGCTCTCCGACGCTTGTAAGTTCGATTGACATTCCTTTTTGGCCGCAACCGCCTGTTCCGCTTTATCAGAGAGGACGATTAGTTCGGCCTTACAAACATCTGTGTACCGACGCTCGACCATGATGTCGGTTGTGAGATCGTTGACGTATTCGTCGTAACGCCGTTGTTTTGCTTCATTGTCTGTCATAATATTCACCTTTTGTTTGTGATTAAAAATCCATTGTTTTTGGAGACGCCATTTCCTTGATCAATTTATCCACGACCTCTTCCAGAGTGTCGGCACGCGACTTTTCGGCGGTGTGCATGATGTGCATCGCCTTGAGTTGCAAGTAATTTTCATTAGTCCAATCGGATTTGGTTTGACCCACCTTGTTTTCACATCGGTGTTTGATTTCAAAGTGTTTCAACAACATCTTTGCGTCGTCGCCGACCATCGTTCGGTTGTTTGTGTACTTCAAAAGAAAATCAATCAATTCCGTTTGCGTCACTTCGCTCATGGTTTTTGTTCCTTTGGTTTGTCTTGTTGTTTCGTATTCTAGTTTCAAAAAACGTGACCGGCGGGGAGAAAACCACCGGCCACGTGCAGAGGTAACACGTCGGACGTTGTTTGGCCGTGTAGCACACAACCGAGAGACCTTCCGATGCCCTCACGGATGGGTCGAATAGTGCGACCCTGCCGCGTCCGCACGCGTCAAGCGGCGTTTCACCACTTGTAATACACATTAAAAGTTGTCATCAGTCTCGTTGCGGTTTGCATGTAAGCATCCCATATCTCTTGATTCAACAGACTGAAGTCGGCAATAGTTTTGCCTGTTTCCGCGATGTAAATCGCACAGGCCAATCCCCATACGCTCGTGACCATTGGTTTTCTCTTGGTTTGATAAAAGGGTGTATAAAAACCCCCTCACCCGCCGCGTGATCCGCACGCACACCGCAAAAGGGTTTTGGTGTTGCGGGCTTGGGGAAGTCGGCATCCTGCCATCTCATGTAATAACACAAACACCGATTCGGTGTGTTGCAGTATTATACAATCAGGTTTTTGGAAAAATGTTTAACGAGATTCAAGTTCGATAAGGGGAAGCTCAACACTTCTTGCGCGAAAAGGATTTTAGTGACAAGGAATAAAGCAAGGGGGAATCAGGAGGCGATTGCCGCCCTTGCGACGCCCGATATAGGCTGTTTGCAATGATTCTTGTGGTTAATAAACGCCCTGCGGCGTATCTTGTTTGTAGTGCGTAAACCTCAACGCACGCAGGGCAGCAACACAACAACGAGTCATGATGCTTTGGCTTTGTGATTACGTTCCGTCTGTCGGGAAATTGGGATTGACAAAATCATGGTCTCTGTCGATGTGTTGCTTGATCATGTTTCTCATTTCTTTCAGTATGTATTCGGCATCCCTGCCGATAGGCGATTGTCCTGTTATTGTGCCATACAACGCCTGTTGTAACGCGGCGACTGTCGCTGTCGCTTCTTGTGTTGTTAATCGCAAGTACACGACGCCGCCTTTTTTCAAACGAAAAGAGATACCGACCCCAATCTCTCCGTCTTTGCAAACGCGCCTTAACGATGCGTCCATGTATGAGTCAATTGCGTTTTGTGTGTCGTGCATTCATAATCCCCGCTTTTTATATCAATAAACTTTAGTTTGATCTCCGCACTTCCGATTGAGTCGTAGGCCAATAAAAAGTCGATAACAAACCACGAAAAGTCTATAACTCTCTCCAAAGGATCGACGCGAATCGTTTTTTTACCACACCCAAACATGATCTCGTTAAGTATCGACGAATAAGCAATGCCAATATCCGTGTACTCTTCGGTCTTTTTAATGATTCCGATGCTGGCTGACTGATTTCGATGGTTGACGACTGGCTCACTCGTTGTATGATTATGATGGTTGATTACTGGCTGGCTGATTGCGATGGTTGGAAACTGGCTGGCTCGCACGATGCTCGCCTCGTCACTGTTTCAAGCCGAGCGATGTCTCGGCAATGATGGCTGACTGGCTGATGGTAATGTGACGATGATTAGCTTTCGGTGGCGGCTTTCGGTGGTAGCTTTTGGCGACGGCTTATAGGGCGACGCGTGGGGCGACGGGAGGATAAAGTGTAACCTCCCGTCATTGCCCCAAGCCGGGTGAGAACCCGGCTTACAAAAAGAAAGGGCTTGCCCCAGCAGATGGGGCAAGGATTGTGATTGCTATTCGGTGGCGGCTTTGCGAATCGTGAAAAGCCCTGTGCCGACCTTTTCAAATCGGGCTTTGTCGCCCTTTTTGATGTCGGCTTGCAATGCCGAACTCATGGTCGCGCCGGGCGTTTGACCTTCCGGCGACCAAAGCTCCTGCTCAATCGCCGCTTTCGCAATCGTGCCGGGGTTC